ATAAAGCAGCCAGTGCTAATCAAAAAGGCAAATCTTCTTTAGTAAATGCTGAAGGTAAAGTTAATACACCAGCATTTGCAGCCGCAAGTAAGCCATATGAGGGTAAAACAAGTTATAAGTAACAATATTTATAATAAAATTACTCAATGGCAACCAAAGAGGAAATAAAACTACAGAAGGAATCAATTAGACTCCAAAAGGAATCTAACCAACTCCAACGCGATAGGATTGGTATGGATGCTCAACAGAAAGCAAATCAAGATGATTTTGCTAACGCGTTGGCATCATCGGTCAAAAATATATCAAATCAAAATGTAGAAAAGAAAGAACTACTTAGTATCTCTAGTAGACTTAATAAATTGACTTCTGAGGAATACACCTTAACAGGGGAAGAACTTAAATCTAAAAAGTTCGGTAATGATTTAGCTAAAAAACAACTTCAAAATAAGAAAGATATTCTTAACCTCCAAAGGTTATCAACCCAAATTACAGGTTTAGATGAAAAAGCACAAGAGAATCTTAACCAATTAATAGCCGGTAGATTAAAAACAGCAGAGGATTTAACAAAAGAATATGGTAAGCAACAAGCAATACTTGAAAAAGTTCAAAAGAATCCTATTGTTAAGGTTCTTTCATCCGCTGATGGTATTTTAAAAAAATTAGGTTTAGACAAATTAGCACCTATATTTGGTGATGCAGCAGACGCAGCTAAAGATGCTATTACTGAAAATGCATTAAATGAAGACGGTAAGGGTCAAAGAGTTAATGATCAATTAGGATTATTAAGTCCTCAAGACGAAGCAAAATTAAATGATAAATCTGGAGCAGGAATTGATTCAGATTTTATTGATAAGATAAAAGGAAAAGGTTTTGATACATCTATACTGGGGGGTAAAACCGGAAAAGGTGCTGCAGATGCAATTCAAGGTGCCGGTGGTTTAGGTAAATCTATAGGAGGAGCATTAAAACCTCTATCCGCATTTAGTGCCGCCTTTAAGAAAATGATGAAGTCTGGTCCCTTAGCTATCTTAACTGCTATTATGAATGTAGACAAAGCAGTAAGTGAGACTGCTAAGTCCATGAATATAACATATAATGAGGCAACAGCTTTAAAAAGGCAGTTATCAAGTGTAGCCAATACATCAGGTGATTTATTTGTAAATAGTAAAAATACACTAAAAACATTTGTTAGTTTAAATGAAGTCTTAGGAACTACATCAAAAACACTTACTGCACAGAATGCTGGACTAGCAAGTTCTTTAGCTATGTTAGAAGCAAGAGCAGGTTTTACTCAGGAAGAATTAAAGGGTGTTGCTAGTTTAACTTTATCAACAGGGGAAAACGCAGAAACGATAACGGGTGAGTTTATGGCATCAGCTAAAGCAGCATCTGTTCAAAATGGTGTAATGTTAAATACAAAAACACTTACAAAAGAACTATCATCATTATCTGCAGCCACTACTTTATCACTTAGTAAAAACCCAAAACTGTTAGGTGAGGCATTATCCGTAACTAAATCATTAGGTATGGAAATGGCTCAATTAGATGGCATAGCTAGTAGTATGTTAGATTTTGAATCATCTATAGCTAATGAATTAGAAGCAGAGTTACTTTTAGGTAGGAACATTAATTTAGAAAAAGCAAGGCAAGCAGCGTTAAATAACGATTTAGCTACTTTAGCAACTGAAATAGCAGAACAAGCAGGAACAGCAGCTGAATTTGGTGAAATGAATAGACTCCAACAGGAGGCAATAGCGAAAGCTGTTGGTATGAATAGAGAAGAATTAGCCCAAACTTTATATGTTCAAGAACAATTATCAGGTCTTACTGGAGAAGAAGCGGCAAAAGAAGAAGAAATATTAAATAATAGAATAGCAACTGTTGGTTTAGCTCAAGCCCAAAAAGAAATGGCGACAGAGGGAATCGAAGGTTTAAAAGCACAAGTAGGGATGGCCGATAGGCTAACTGCTACTATGGATAAACTAGGGGATCTTTTAGTTGGTTTAGTAGAACCAATGATGCCCTTAATAGATGTATTTGTTTCGTTATTATCAATCGTTGGGGGTATAATGAAACTCCTCGACCCATTAATTCAATTTGTAGGAACCGGGTTTTCATTTTTAGCCGATTTAACTAATCTAGATGGTGATTTTTCACTTACAAATGCAAGTGTAAGAGCTACTGAAGACTCAGCACAAGCCAATTATGGAGCATCGATGGAT